TAATTGCGAGCATCGCTGGACCCACTATACTGATGACGTACCGCTGGACGAAGCTAGGGGTGTTGAAGTGGGGGACAGGCTAGACTATGAGTTTCACACTACAGGTTTCCGAGGGCCAGCTCTACCACAGTTCCTACAGGGGTTGTCTAAGCACCTCATTGTGGAGTCTATCGGTGACCACATAATTGAGGTGTCCCCGCGTCATATGGCGTATGAGAATGGTCGGGGTACTTCGTACATGACTAAACACAGGCCAGAACTCCCTTGGGGCTTTGATAACAGGGATGAGTTCCGGGCTTTCTTTTGGAGAAGTAACCCGAAGTAGCAAGACCTTATATAGTGTGCTACACTGGAGCCTACGATGCCTCTTACCACAGAACAGCAAGATAACATAAACTCCTTTTTGGAGGACAAGGGGGAGGAGGATGGTATTGGCCTCAGCCCTGAAACTTTTCCAGTACTCTTATACAAGTATTGGGATGACATCACCAATCCGCAGCGTATGTTCAGGCAGCGCAAGCGCAAGACCCTCAGGCAGCTAAGGAGGGAGCGTGACAGGCAGGACACTGACCGCCCAGACTTGGATGCTCAAATAGCGGCATTGGAGGCCGACGTTGGCCCGTAACATTGAGGTATACTATGAGCCCCGACCGCAGTTCCTCCCCTTCCATGCGCGGCAAGAGCGATGGGCCTGTATCGTCTACCATAGACGAGGAGGCAAGACAGTTGGCTGCATCAACGACCTCCACACAAGAGCTCTTTACACTCCAAAGAAGAACGCTCGCTATGCGTACATTGCTCCATATTATCGTCAGGCCAAGGACGTGGCTTGGCTCTATCTCAAAGAGGCAACGCAGGATTCGGCAGTTAAGGTCAAGGAATCTGAACTCTCTGTTGAACTCTTCAACGGGGCTAAGATCACCCTTTACGGTGCAGATAACCCCGACGCTCTCCGTGGCCTTTATCTTGACGGGGTCATCCTGGACGAGTTTGGCGATTGCCGACCGTCCCTATGGGGTGAAGTTGTACTCCCCTGCTTGGCAGATCGCAAGGGGTGGGCTGTCTTTATTGGGACACCTAAAGGAAAGAATCATTTTTGGCAAGTACGGGAGAGAGCTAAAAAGGAACCTAACTGGTTCTATTTAGAAGTTAAGGCAAGCGATCCTGGCTGTGTTCTGCCCCAGGAAGAGCTTGACGAAATGCGAGCCCAGATGTCTGAGGCTCAGTATGCACAGGAGCTCGAATGCTCCTTTGAAGCAGCAGTAATAGGAACTTATTATGCGAAACAAATTTCGCTCATGGAAGCAGGTCGCATTGATGGCAAGTCAGGAGGCCCTCAAATCGGTGTCGTCCACCATGACCCCGACTTCCCCGTGCAAGCTGCGGCGGATATCGGGTACACGGACTCCACCGCTTGGTGGTTCTGGCAACACCGACCGGATGGCATCGCCGTCATCGACTATGAAGAGCATCACAGTGAAGCCCTTCCATTCTACTTCAACCTCTTAAGGAGTAAACCTTATGACTACGAAACGATCTGGCTCCCGCACGACGCAAAAGCCAAAAGCCTCCAAACCGGTCGAACGACCGTTGAACAGTGGCTTTCTGAAACCAATGATGACGGGAATCAAGAGTTTCCCATCGACATTGTCCCTCGTCTGGATGTCCAACATGGCATTGACGCTGTTCGGTATATACTCCCTCATTGTTATATTGATCAGGTAAAGTGCGGTGAGGGCATTGAAGGATTACGAGCATACAGGAGGGCTTACAACGAGGTAACGAAGGCTTTCAGTGAGAAGCCGGTGCATGACTGGTCGTCAAACCCGGCTGATGGCTTCCGATATCTCGCTCTAGTAGCAAAGGAAAGAATAGAAACGAAAAGTGTACGCCAGATTCTATCGGAGAGTACTTACACCCCTCCCGGTATGACGCTGGATCAACTACATCACGATCGGGCAGTAGCTCGCCCGAGATTTAATAGGCAACGGATATGAATGAGCCAGCACAGCAATTCTTCAGCGCAGATAATAGTCCCATCAAAACGAAACGGGACTTTAAGAACACCCCCGGAGGTTGGTATCGGAGGTGGTCCACTGAAATGGTCGCCGCTAATAAGCGGATGCGTCGGTGGCACAAACAAGGAAAGAAAATTCAAGCTCGCTATGCTGACCGTCGCGGTATGCAGGGGAGCCAAGGCTACACGGACGATGACCGTGGGGCTGGCGGAAATATGTTCCGCATTAACCTCTTCAACTCCAACATCAACACCGTAAGGAGTCTGCTCTATGGATCCACACCGAAGGTTGATGTTTCTCGCAGGTTTGCTGATGCTGATGATGATCCTGCTCGTGTTGGTTCCCTTATTCTTAACCGTATGCTGAACACCAGTATGGAGACTAGCGGGGATGACTATAAGTCTACCCTCCAGTACGCGCTTGATGACAGGCTGCTCCCCGGCTTTGGTATCGCTCGTGTACGCTACGAAGTGGAGATGGAAGATATTGACCACCCAGAGGTTGTGGGTGAGGACAACATAGTCCAAGCTGAGGCTTATGTAGAGAATAAGCTAGTCAGTGAATCTGCCCCGGTGGATTACGTCCATTGGGACGACTTCAGGTGGGGCTGGGCCAGAACATGGAACGAAGTACCGTGGATCGGCTTCCGGGCCTTCCTTACCAAAGATGAGGCTACCACTCGCTTCGGTAAGGCTGTAGCCAATGAACTTGTTTACAAGAACAAGACTATCAACCAAGTAGTTGAAAGCCGGCTCACCTCTGATGAGACAGCCGATGCTTGGGACCGAGCAGAAGTATGGGAAATATGGAGCAAGAAAGACAAGACTGTCTATTGGTGGTGTAATGGGTACGAGCGTATCATGGATAAGAAAAAGGATCCGCTCGGTCTGTACGGCTTCTGGCCTTGCCCGGAGCCTATGCTCGCCAACTGCACGTCCAATCTTCTCTTGCCGCAGCCGGATTTCGTCATAGCGCAAGACTTATATAATGAAATTGATCAACTAGAAACGCGAATCGGCATAATCACGACTGCGGTGAGAGTCGTTGGAGTCTACGATGAGTCCAACGATGGTGTGAAGCGTATGTTGGAGGAGGGGTTTGAAAATGACCTGATCCCAATGAAGAACTGGGCTAAGTTCTCCGAGAAAGGAGGGCTTGACGGTCAGGTAGACTGGCTCCCCATTGGGGATATGGTTGAGGCTCTGGCTAAGCTGACTGAAATGCGTAGTGATGCTATGGCTCTGCTGTACGAAGTTACAGGTATGTCAGATATCATACGCGGGGCTTCCGGCCCATCACGTGAGACGGCCTCAGCATCAGAAGGTAAGAAGACATTTGCCAGCATCAGGGTACAGGCACTCCAAGAGGACTTCGCAAGGTTTGCTAGTGATCTGATGACACTGAAGGCAGAGGTTATCAGCAAGCACTTTGAGGCTACGACTATCGTTACGGAGTCTAATATTGAACGGACTGCTGATGGCAAGAAGCCCGAGCTAATCAAGGAAGCTGTGGGACTTATAAAAGAGCCGGCAGAGGCCGTATGGCGAATTGAGATACGTCCTGAATCAGTGGCGATGGTGGACTACGACAAGATGCGTAGAGAGAGGGGCGAATTCATCCAGTCCGTCTCTACCTTCATGCAGTCCGCCGCGCCACTGGTTCAACTTGACCCGACAGCCACGCCAACTCTTATCGCTATGCTCAAGTGGGCAGTCGCAGGGTTCAAGGGTAGCCGCGAGATAGAGGGTGTGCTGGACGAGGCCATCGAAAATATGCAGAAGGCTGCGGAAGAAGCCAAGAACGCTCCGCCAGAGGAAGAGCCACCATCTCCAGAAGAGGTCAAGGCAGCGGCAGAGCAAGCGAAGGCTCAGGCTACCGCAGAGCTGGAGGCACAGAAGCATCAAAATGCCATGGAGTTGGAGAACTCCAAGTTCCAAGCCAACACCAAGGAAATCCTGGCAGAGCTCAAGTCTCAGCTCAAGGTTATCCAGGCTGAAATGATGGCCGCTATACAGGGTGAAGTGGCCCAGAGTGAAGCGGCTATGGTTGAGGATGACCACAGCACGGAAAACAAGATTAAAGTTAAGAAGACAGCAACCCCATCAGCACAAGGGAATGGTAGTGACGACTAGAACATGGCGGCAAACGAAGGATGGCATGGTGGAGATTACTTCTCGGCCCAGCCTCCCCAGTGAGCTGCGGGTAGACAGCCCCTTTATCAGCCCTGTGGACGGTAGCATCATAAGAAACAAGCGTGAGCTACATGACCATAACAAGCGGAACAATGTGGAGCAGACGACCGAAGGGCATGGCCAAGATTGGAAAGAAGGGCAGAAGCGCCGGGATGACTTTTACTTAGGGAAGACCGGAAAAGAAGAACGAATAGAGGCTATAAAAGAAACTCTATACCATATGGGAGAACGACCATGAGTGGCGAGACAATGCGTGACGCGATGGAAGCGGCGTACGAGGAGGCTGATAATGAAGAACAAGAAGAAACAGGGGGATCCCCGGAAGACGCCTCGGAGTCCTTGGGGCTTGCCCCCGAGGGAGAAGGAGAACCCTCCGGAGAGGAACAAGTACCAGGAGCAGAAGGAGGACAAGAAGACCTTGGAGGAGAACCGGCAGGAGGCGCACCGGCAGATGATGGAATTCCTGTTTCGGCCGATGCCGGAGGGGATGCTGTCCCACTTGGTGATGCTCCGGCAGCGCCCGTTTCCTGGAAGCCTGGAGTACGCGAACACTGGTCAGAACTTCACCCGGAGGTCCAGGACGAAATTGCCAGACGAGAAGCCGACCATAACAAAGTCCTTAACGACTCGGCAGGTTTTAGAAAGGTGGCGGACGAATACTACCGGACTGTAGCTCCTTTCCAAAATCTTATACAGGCTCAGGGGAGCACTCCTGCTCAGGCTATCCATAACCTGATGTCTACAGCAGCCCAGCTCACGCAGGGGACTCCTGCTCGCAAGGCTGAGGTAGTCCTTAACATCATAAATGAGTATGGGGTGGACATCAGCATGTTGGATCAAGTGCTGGCAGGTCAGGCTCCCAGCGAGGACCCGAACGCTCCCTTACTCACAGCCATTGATGAGCGCCTAGCTCCCATCACTAGCTTCATGGGGAATGTTCAGCAACAGCAGACTACTCGGAACGAAGCTGTCGGGGCAGAGGCTGCGACAGAGCTTGCAACTTTCGCAACAGCTCACAGTGAGTTCTATGAGGACTTACGGGATGACATGGCTGACCTGCTGGAGATGGCAGCGAACCGTGGCAGAGCGATGACCATGGAGGAGGCTTATGAACGAGCAGCAGGGGCGCATCCCGACATTGGCCCTATACTTCAGCAGCGAACGGCGGCGGCGGCAGGAAAACTTGACCCTTCGGCAGCGGCTCGCAAACGTAACGCTTCATCTAGCATCAGAGGCACCCAAAACTCAGGTCAACAGGCAGGTGGTGGTGAAGCCACAGTCCGGGGAACTATAGAGCAGCTCTGGGATGACCAGTCTGGGGGTATTGAACACTGAGTGCTTGCAATTCAACCCTTTTGTATGCTATCCTATGCGTGAATGAGGAACTAGGATTTCCCAGCCCCCACAGGCAGATTTCCCCAAGTGGCCGAAAGCGTAATCAACTTTAACCTTGGAGGAAATTTAGATGGCTTTCCCAAATATCAGTGATATCATTGCTACTACGATTGATAGTCGTACACGCAAGATTGCTGACAACGTAACCGCGAACAACGCCTTACTGAGCAGGCTCAGTGCGAAAGGCAAAATCAAGACGGCCAGTGGTGGCGTCAAGATTTTGCAGGAACTTTCGTTTGCTGAAAATGCGAACCAAGGCTGGTATTCGGGGTACGACCTCTTACCTGTGGGCGTGTCCGATGTACTCAGTGCTGCTGAGTTCGATTGGAAGCAGGCAGCGGTTCCCGTTGTCATCTCTGGCCTGGAGATGTTGCAAAACTCCGGCCGTGAACGTATGATCGACCTCATGGAAGGTCGTCTCGGTGTCGCCGAGTCAACAATGGCAAACCTTATCAGTGATGGACTGTACTCTGATGGTACTGGTTCAGCTGGCAAGGAAATCACTGGCTTGGACGCCGCCGTACCAGTTGACCCGACTACGGGGACATACGGTGGTATTGACAGAGCAACCTGGACGTTTTGGCGTTCCCAGGTGAACACTGTCACCGTCACAGCCGCAAACGTACAGCAGGAAATGAACCAGTTGTGGGCATCCCAGATTCGCGGATCAGATCGCCCAGACTTGATCATGGTTGATACCCTATTTTGGGAAATCTATGTTGCCAGCCTTCAGGCACAACAGCGATTCAATTCCCCGGTAGGTGCAGATGCAGGCTTCCCGTCAATCAAGTACTTTGACGCGGACGTAGTCCTGGATGGTGGTATTGGTGGCTTCGCTGTCGCAAGTACCGCTTACTTCCTGAACTGCGACTACATCTTCTATCGCCCCCACAGTGATCGTAACATGGTCTCGCTCTCCCCGAACCGACGGTACAGCACGAACCAAGACGCAGAAGTGCAGATCTTGGCTTGGGCTGGCAACTTGACGTCATCGGGTTCGCGGTATCAAGGCAGGCTCGTCGGCGCGTAAGGGCTAACGCTTCAGTCGGGCCTTCGGGTCCGGCTCTTTTTCCCGAAGGAGGGAATAGAAATGACAGGAATAGCAAGTCCAGAAGGCCGTATCGGGGCTTTGAACGATGACGCTCGCGTCCTCGTGATCTCCGATGGAGGTACGAGCCAGCCGCATCCTGACTTTGAGCTAAACACTCAGGTCAAGGGCGTGGACGGCTTCATGTACCGATACGTCCAGGCAGGTGCCGCGATCCCCGCGTCTAATGCTGATGGTGCGGTTGACGCCGCCGGTCAGCTGACGGACGGTGGTGGGGCGTACGTGAACACAGCAGCGTTCTTGGATAACGAGTACGGCTGGGTTCGCAACGCTGTTATCACAGCAGACGCGACCTAAGGAATGGGACGGGAGGGGGTCGCTCCCCCTCCCAACTCTTATGCCTAGTCTTAACGGAACAGAGTACACAGTTGACGGAAGGATGGAGCTCCATAACGAGGCTCTCCCCTACCTTCCTGCCCCTACAGATGTATACATCAATGGCACTTTGCATCACGGCGATCATGGTCACATGATCGTATCCGGTAGTGCATTTGAAGGTGCCACTGATGTATTCATTAACGGATACAGACACACTCAACACGGAGTTCGGTATATCCAACTCGGGCCAGCAGTAGTTCCCGCATGGGTTGAAGGCTTTTCAATTGAAGCCACGCCTGCGGGAGCTGGGCGAATGCCTATTGAAGGAGCCGCAGCAGTGACGTCAAGCCGAGGGGCTGGGCGAATTGCTACTGGTGAAGTTTGTGTAGATGTGATCCCATAATAAGGAGAAAGAAGTGGAAGCAGATTACGGTATGACAGAACAGGCGATGCAAGGTGAGAATGCTCGCTATGCGCACGATGATAAGTTGTTCGTTACTTTCTTTAAGCATCCTCGTAAAGACGAGAAGGCTACGCTTGCTGAAGGACGACCAATTTACAACGATGAGGACTATGTTCGCATCATGGTTCCTGGCGACAAGGATAGCATCGTTGTCCGCCCTGCCCGTGACTTGGACAAGCAGCGATTCTCTAAGCAGTTCACAGCTTACCAAGCTGGTGAAGGTGAGTCGCATCAGGGTACGCCACTGAAGGCATGGCCGATGGTCACACGTGGGCAGGTTGAAGAGCTTAAGTTCTTTGGTGTCCACACAGTGGAGGCTTTGGCTGAGCTTGCAGATATCCATGTACAGAAGTTCATGGGCATTGGTACGCTCAAGGAGCAGGCGAAGGCGTACATTCAACAGGCGAAGGAAGCGGCTCCGCTGGTGCAGCTCAATGCTGCCATTGACGATAAGGATGCAGAAATTGCAGCCCTGAACGAAGCGGTTAACGATCTTAAGTCTATTGTGAGTGACCTACAGGCGGAGTCAAAGCCTGCTAGGAAGAAAAAGGCGAGCTAAATGGCAGCGATCAGCAGGTACATCACCGCACAGGATATTATCAATCGGGCAGCCGTTGAATGTGGACTGGAGCCTAGCACTGATGTATTTGCTGACGCCAACCCCTCGTTTGTCCAGCTACGCAACCTGATCACTACCTGTGGTCAGGACCTCGTAGAAAACTATCCCTGGGAAATCCTGCGGCGGGAGCATCAGATACTCACTACTGTCCCCCCGGACACTGGTATTTACGACCTACCTGATGACTTCGGATACATGATACCTCAAACTGGCTGGGAGCGCAACGAACAGGTGCCGCTCGGAGGCCCTCTGTCTCCCCAACAGTGGTCGTACCTCATGGGAAGGGACTTGGTCAGCTATACGATCTATGCCAGCTTCCGTATCATGGAGAATAAGTTTAACATCTTCCCCCAGCCTCCACCGGATGGCCTGGACATTAACTTTGAGTACATCTCAAGGAACTGGGCGGAGTCTGCCGCTGGCTCTGGCACTTACTGTGATACGATTGATGCGAATGCAAACGTCGTGTTGTTCAAGCCAGTGATGATAGTGCAGTACCTGAGGTATAAATTCCTGGATGCTAAGGGCTTCAAC